CCTGTTCTAGTGCTGGCTCAACTCAATCGCGACCCAGACAAGCGTGGAGGACGCCCCAGTCTTTCAGATCTCAAGGGATCGGGAGCTATTGAGCAGGACTCGGATATCGTTATTATGCTCCATAGCGAGGACTCACAAGATCACGGTCAAAACCCCGCAATGGAATTCATTGTAGGCAAGCATCGGGATGGGCCAACTGGTGTGGCCAATATGAGCTTCAATAAAGCAATTACCCGATTTGAGGCGGCGTAGCCTTCCAGCAATGGGAAGGAAACTCAAGTCCATCGCTACCCTGAACGTCAACTGGAAGGTGGACGCTCACGGCGTTATAACATCCGCAAACACCGCAAGCCTTGAGTTGTTGGTCGTAAGAGGTGGTCTTGGCTCCCGCGATTTGCGGAAGCATCCCAGCAATACCCTTACACCCCCAACAGCCAGAGGTGGCGATTTGATACGGGCAGGCCGCACAAATTTTAGCTCGCCGTTCAGCTTCCTCCTGATCGACTAGCTGAAACTTGTTTTCTCTGGCAAAGTGGTACATGGCTCGCACCCAGCGGACAATCTGAGCAAACCCCAAAGTTTGTTTGGCTTTGGTGCAAGGAATACAATTTGTATTCCCAGCAAGTCGGTCACAAAGACTGTGTTCTATTTGTGACACAAAATCCACTGGAGGAACAATTCCTTTGGAGTGGAGAAGTTTTTCACAATTACCAACCATGTCCCAAAAATCTCCACCATAGACATTTTCTTCGACTATTGGACACTTCACCCACCAACCCCGTGGAGGGACATCTGTTTTGCGGGGATAGCAAAATTTAGGGCTATCACTCATTGAGAACTAGCTCCGCTTCGTAGGTATTATTTTCTGGAATTTTCATGGATTCTAGCTTGGTAGCAATATTGATCTGAATGGCATTCTGCTGGTTGACGCCTTCTGAAAAGTTAATGGCGGCAGCTTCGGCCAGTTGTTTGATATTCCTCATCATCCCAAGAGCCTCCATTCCATCAAGGTCTTGCGCGGCATCGGCAGCTTTAACCAACACCTTACCAGTTAGAAACTTGATCGATTTCTTCATGGTCTCCAATGAAGCCGTGATTTCTGACATCAAACTTGGAACTCCATCATCTTCCCAAGGGGCTGGGGCTGATTCGTTAACTAGGCGTTCTCTGCATTGGAGCCAACGCTGGGTATCCCGCCATAGACAGACGGTGGATTCGCTAACTTTCAGTTCCTCGGCAATATCCCGCAAGGTACGCCCTGAACAATACATAGAGAATCCCTTGATGCATTCCATTCTCCGCTTCTTATCCATCTCCTCCATCTTGGCGGGAGGAACTACTAGTGCTACGGGACGCTCTTTATCCCAAGGATAGAGGTTTTCTGCTTCGGGATTTTCCTGCCAGATCTTGACGTACTCGTCCCACTTCTCGCTATAGATCAGCTTTTCCAGAGTTGGTTTATGCTTTGTTTCCAACGCTTTCATTACCTCTGGCAATCCTCTCCCAGCGGCGTAGAGCCTAAATGCGTTCTGTTTTTTAATGCGGTTTTCTGGCGTATCCCAATCCCGCTCTCCGCTCTTGCGCTTTTTCTCCATTCGGATTAGTTTAGTATAAATTTCATAAATGGCAACAGTTGATCAAGGGATAGAGAAATACGGGAGGTTGTGGTTACCCAAAGACGGACAGGCAATTACGCCAATCCGCATTGAGATGGACGCCTTCTTGCAGGGGCTTACCCCCGAAGAAGGAGGACTCGGCAAGGCCCGCCACTATCGCAATGTTGTCTCGGCAATCTGGCCAACCTTTCAATGGCATAGGTGGGCGGAACTCAGCGCACAGGCATTCTGCAATCAAGTCTATGAGGTGGATGAGGCCACAGGAAACCGATTTGTCCGAAGTGTGACGGGTCTGGCTGGCGGTACCGACTCTGGCAAATCCTATGGTATGGCGGCGTTTGCGCTGGTTAACTGGTTCTGCGACCCCATCAATACAATGACCATTGTGGTCTCTACGTCCAAAATTGACGCCAAGCAGCGTATCTGGGCGGCGTTGGTCAAGATGTACCGCGAAGCCCGAAACATGGGATTAGCATCTGGAAGACTCATTGAGTCCATGGACATCATCAAACTTTCGGATGAGGAGGGTGCTATTATCGATCCCGAAACAGGAGTGAGTGATGCGTCCTCCATCATGCTTTTGGCGGCTGGCGACGAATACAAAGACGATGCCCAGAAGCGACTTCAGGGTAAGAAAAATCGTCGTATCGTGTTGATCATAGACGAGTTACAAGATTGCTCGGCTTCCGTAATTAACGAAGCCGTGTGGGGATTTAAGGGGGCGCAAGAGTTGTATATCGTAGGTGCTGGGAATCCATCCTCTATTTTTGACCCCCATGGAAAATTCTGTGAACCCATCAAGGGATGGATGAGTGTGGACGAGCAAACCCCGAACTGGAAGATACGGGTGGCTGGTATCGAGGGGGTATGTATCAGGTTTGATTCAGAGAACGACAACCCCAACCAACAGTCCTTCGACGCTGGTAAGGGGTTGCGCTATCCGTTTCTCCCCAAACCCAATGATGTAGCCTTGGCCCGAAAGGAACTTGGAGAACTAAATCCGCAGTATTGGAGAAAGTTTAGGGGGTTCTGGCCCCCTGCCGATGCCGATGACTCCACGATTGTCTCAGATATCCTGTTGGCTCGCCATGGGGCACTGGACAAGCCAATCTGGGATGGAACCCCAAAAGATATTGCTGGTATTGACCCAAGCTACACTGAAGGCGGCGATAGGTTTGTGTTTACCCACCTCAAGTATGGCAGGCTTATTAGTGGTAAGTGGGCGATAGCCGTCGAAAAGCAGTATGTCCTCAATCGAAGGGCGGGATCTCAAGAGGACTTCCAATACGAGATGATCCAACAAATCCACGATCTCTCTCTTAAGTTGGGAATTCCAAATCAATGGATGGGCGTAGATGCTTCGGCTGGTGGCATCTTCTGGTCAATCGGAGAACGAGAACTCCTAAAGGGTTGGCATGCAGTGAGTTTTGCAGGAGCAGCATCCGACCTTCCCGTTAGCGCACAATATGCCATGAGGAACGAAGTCACTGGAAAACCGCAAGTCGGCAAGGAATTGTTCCACAACATGGCCTCAGAACTCTGCTTTGCTGCTCGTTATTTTTTGGAGTGCGAACAACTCAAGGGAATTACCCCTGACTTGGCATGGGAGATGACCCAGAGAAAATATGTGCGCCGAACCCGCAAGATTATCATTGAGTCCAAGACTGATATGAAAAAGCGGATCGGAAAATCTCCCGACTTATTTGATTCGTTTGCAGTAGGATTATTTGTGGCCCGTAAGGTATTCGGAGCCATGGCTGGCAGTGAGGCGATTGAGGAAAAGAAACGGCTCAACAAAGAGACATTTAAAAAACTCAAACAAGCCTTGACTATAAAGAAGAATTGGTAGATTCTATTTGCCATTTATGGCTCAACTACCGATTGCCGAAGCGGATATTTGTATATTCCAAGGTGCCACGTTTAATCAGACTCTGTTTTACGAGACTGGAGAACCATCTGCACCAGTGGATCTTACGGGCTATACCGCCAAGATTCATATTCGGTCAAAGCCCGAATCCAAAGCACTAATTCTTGAATTGTCCACAAGTAATGGTAGAATCGTATTGAATGAGGCTACAGGATCTATTAGACTATTTATTTCGGCATCTGACACGGCATCGCTCTCGGTCTGTGATAAAGCCGTATATGACCTTGAGCTATACAACGGGGCCGTCACAACCCGAATCCTGCAAGGCAATGTTATCATTTCACCAGAGGTTACCCGATAAATGAGCAAGATCTGTATTCCCATTCCTTCTAGCAGTGTTATCGGCGTTTCTTCAACTCCGATCCAAACTCCAAGTGTTAACATTCTTCGCGTTGAACCTTCAATTACTGGTTTGGAAGGCGGTGGCTCAACTAACCTTGATAGCTTGAATACAGTTAGCGGAACTTATGCTGTTGGAATTGTTATCTTTTTGGTTATCGATGGAGTTCCAGCCATTTATCAACTTACCAACGGCACTGACGCCGAAAATCTGCCATTTGTAGTCCGACCTAATGACTATGATAGCCAAGCTGGAACAAAACGTGTTTGGAAACGACTAATGTAAAAATGAAATATATTCTCTCACTTATTATCGGTGGAGCCTTGGTTGTTTCGGGCTTCGGACAAACTCGCAACGTTCTGGTTGGAACAAACAATACTGTTGTTCAGCCAACAAATTTTTGGAGCGCCGATGCATCCAATGCTCGTACGGGTCTCGGTTTGGGCAGTGCTGCGACAAGCCCTGTATCTGCATTTCAATCTTCAAGTGCAACGCTTTCAAACTTGGCATCTTCAAATGGTGGGATTCTTACAAATATTCAAGCTTCAAACATTGTTGGATCTATAGCGGCATCGAACATTCCTTCCGTAACTTTCACTGGAATCAATGGAACGCTCAGTATTATTCAGGGTGGAACTGGCGCAACTAATGCTGCAAATGCCAGACAGAATCTAGGTTCTACAACTGTTGGTGACGCTGTCTTTATAGCTACTAATGCGGCATCAGCCAGAACGGCATTAGGTTCCACAACAATCGGTGGAAATATTTTTACTGCAACAGATGCCGCTGCGGTAAGGTCGCTTCTTTCGTTGGGCACGGCTTCTACCAATCCCGCATCTGCATTCCAGCCAGCATCTACCAATCTTACGCTTCTTGCTTCAAATGATGGATCATCGCTTACCAATCTTAATATTTCTGGGTTGGGAACTATTTCTATTAGCAATATTTCTGGTCTTCAGTCGGCTTTAGATGGAAAGCTGGCAACCAACGGAAGTGCTGCAAATCTAACATCTTTCCCAGCAACCATTCTCCAAACAACATCTGCCATTACTAATTTTCCCGCTGGTCTTCTTCGGGCAAACGGAGATGGATCTGGTCTAACAAATCTTCCCATTCCTGCAACTGCCAGCAATGTCCTTTCTACCGTTCCTATTGCAAAAGGTGGAACGGGAGCAACTAATGCATCTGATGCCAGAATTAATCTGGGTGCCACAACTGTTGGTAATTCGGTATTTACTTCCACAAACGCTGCCGCAGCAAGAACCGCGCTTTCTTTGGGCACCGCTTCGACAAGTGCGTCTACGGATTTTCAACCGTCATCCTCCGCTTTAACAAATCTTGCTGCCAATAACGGCGGAAGTCTTACAAATATTACTGCTGGAAATATTGCTGGAACGGTAGGGCTCGCTTCCAATATTACTGGAGTTGCAGCACTTGCAACAAATGTCAGTGGTATTGTGGCGCTGGCTAATGGCGGAACTGGAGGAACCAATGCCGCAACAGCGAGGTCTGGTATTGGAATTGGAACAACCAACACGCTAACTA